GTTCCTTCCTTGGAACCAGAGGCGCGCCTACGTGAGGCGTGGAGCTGCCATGTCAACCAAATACGTCACCTATTCTTACAGATACCCCCGAACCACGTCTTTCTTGTGGAACGGGACATCATATACGATCTGGACCACTTTCAGTCAAATGTGTGGTACAGAGGGTTCGAAGGTCCCCGATTATCAGGGGAAAATCGCAACCCATAGGGATGCCACTTCGTATTATAAGGTTACGGGGAAACTTAAGGTCGAAAAGGAGGGCTATTTCTATGCCTACCTTCTTAGATCTCGAGAGCCCCTACCACCTGGTGGCGAGACGTACTTCAGCAAGTCAGAGGTGAACATCTTACCTTCGACAGCTGGATATGATGGCAGTTCTTCTAAAGGCTATGAGCTATGCCTTGGCAAGTTCCTTTCGAACGCAGGTGAAGCGATCGCTCCGTTTAAGGGGCCTACGTTTCTCGGTGAACTGAAGGACACGCTCAATATGCTCAGGAACCCGGCTTCCGGGCTTAGGGACGGTTTCAGCGCATACTTACAACGCGCCCGTTCCATCGCTCAGGGAGTTACACCGGGTTCTCCGGCAGCCGTGATTGCCTTGAAGGCTATCTCGGACTTATGGTTGGAGTACGTTTACGGCTGGAAGCCTCTCTTCAACGATCTTAAATCCGCTTCTGATGCCTTATCGCTCTGGGCAAACAAAGTCCAGTACGTAAAGGTTGAAGCGAGTGAGATGCGGAGAGAGAACCCTTCCTATGGTTACGCCAATACTTCCACTTGGGACATTGCTTTTCGTGACGACCGTATTTTCTACTTGGTCAACACTAAGCAGTGGCGTGACACGACTTGGAGGATAAAAGGCGAAGTCCGGTTACCCATTCAAGGGCCCGCGGCTTCAAGCTTTGACACCTTCAGGAGGTACACAGCTTTTGAGTGGCAGGAATTTATCCCTACACTCTGGGAGCTATGTCCCTACTCCTTTGTCGTTGATTATTTCACGAATATCGGCGACATTCTGAATAGTACCTGGGCCTTGACCTCAGAGTGGTCTTGGCTTTCGGCATCTAGACAGAGCAAATACTTTCAGGAGTCTAGTCAGAAACTAGACCAGCGCTCCATGAAAGGCCGGGCTGGGAACTTCTCGTGGACGGAGAAATCCGTTAATGGGAAGGTTTCGATTTGTGACTACGAGCGTTGGAGGCCTACTCTACGGCTTCCTTCATTAGTCTTCCAGATGCCAAACGAATGGCAGTGGTTGAACTTAAGCGCTCTAATCACCAGTCTATCCACTCGTAGATTCGAGTGATCTTTCCTTTTCTCCTTTTGGAGTACTTAGTTATGGCTTTTAATCCCACTTCTCCGATTACCGGAGCGGCAATTACCGGTTTGACGAGTCCAACCTACACCATTTCCGCTGATACTGCTCCTTCGCCGAATGCGAAACAATTCGCTGTAACGGCTCTGGGCGGTACTCAAACGGGGGTTTCGGCCTCGGTTTTATCAAACCAATTCACTCTTACAGCCTTCCGTCCGGCTAGCATTAAGTTGCTGCCTGCCGTGGGGACTAATGGAGTCCTAAGAGCCTTCCCTAAGAACACTTTCGAGTTTCTTATCAGGAAGCACGTAGCTGTCTTGGCCAACCAGCCGTTACAGCTCGCGACGATTCGGGTGTCGGTATCCATACCGGCGGGCAGCGATACATATGATTCGGCGAGCCTTAAAGCCGCCTGGTCATGTGTTGTCGGGATGCTTAACGCAAACGCGCAGGCACTCTATGACACGCTCTCCACTGGGTCTCTTTAACAAGAACCGCTCAGCGGAACCCGCTCCGTCCTCTCAGGTCCTAACTTTCCTACTTAGGAGGCTGTTGTGGTTACTGCCACTGCTCTTTGGGCTTGTCTTGTTTCTGACCTCTTTGACTCTGTACCTTCTGTGGACGCGAGACGGTGTACTTACCCTTTCACAGGATCTGTGCACCAACTGGTACCCCCAGGATGTAATTCTAGAGAGTACGCCTCAGCCGCCCTCCTCTGTTCCGTCTTTAAGAAATTCCAAGACGAAATAGATCAGGAGAGTGCTGATAAGGCTGCATTCGCGAAGTTCATTACCATGAACGAGCGTAGTGCTACTTACGAGCGTCCAGAGGATCCTCCATTCTACACGGAGGAGCTTCTTGGTGAGTTCCGGCAAACCCTTTGGGAGTTTTTCAACCCAGAAGGTTTTCCGCTGTTGACGCATTCCTCGATCGAGGAAGGCGTTGACTTCGGCCCCGGGAAAGCCCCAGGAACGGATCAAACTTCGTTCCTATTTAAAATAGGGCACTCAGCTCTCACCGCTCCTAATCCCCTAACCATAGAGTTATTCTATGAATGGGTAAAGAGCCACCCCCTCCGGTTGGATAGCGAGCTTTCAAGGCTCGTCCACCAGGGGGTTCCGAGGTTGGACAAGGGTGTAGAAATTACTCCCGTCCCGAAAACCACTTCTATATCGAGGCTGGTTAAACCCGAGCCCCTTCTTGGTATGTTTTTCCAGAAGGGGATCCAAGCTGTCCTTGAGCGACGGTTAAAGAGCTATTTTGGCATAGACCTTTCCGAACAGCCCTTGAGGAATCAAGAGCTAGCTAGGGAGGGAAGCCTCAATGGCTCTTATTCGACCATCGACCTGGAATCTGCTTCGGATACCTTGTCTCTTAAGCTCTGTAGAGAGTTCATCGACCGGCCGTCAATGGCCTGGTTAGAACTCTTCAGGAGCTGTACGGCAAAGGTTCAGGGTGAGATCACGCAGTTGCACATGATGTGCACTATGGGAAATGCTTTTTGCTTCCCTCTGCAAACAGTGATCTTCGCCAGTGTGGTTCGGGCCGTTTATAGGGTGTTGGGCCTTCCTTATAGGATTTTCAAAGGGAAGGAGAACAGGCTCTGCAATGATGAGTCTGGACAACTCAAGTGGATGAGACATACTATCCACCAGAAGAACTGGGGTGTGTTCGGCGACGACATAATCGTTGTCGACCGTGCTACCCGAGTGCTTATTGAGTTCCTAACACACCTAGGCTTTGTCGTGAATAACGACAAGACCTTTACCTGCGGCCCTTTTCGGGAGTCCTGCGGTGCCGACTTCTTTTCCGGCATAAACGTCCGAGGGGTGTACATCAAATCCCTCAAAACGGAGCAGGATCGCGCTGTTGCTTTTAACCGCCTCGCGGAATGGTCCGCGCAACACGGTGTACCTCTTACGAGGGCATTAGCGTTGTTACGGACTTCTGTTCCGATGGCTCCTTTGGTTCCACCTTGGGAGAACATCGATGCAGGCCTCCGCGTGCCTGAAGCTGTCTTGGAAAGACCCCTCGTTCTTACACGAAAAGGGTCTGACTTCCATGGATCCATCTTTTACAAAAGGTGGGTTCCGAGGGAGTCGTCCTTGCACAGCAATTCTAGAGCATGGTCGACATTGGAGGAAGTAAACCCCTCTGCCGTCTTCCTAACTGCCGTTAAAGGCTCCTTACGGGGAGGTAGGGTGACCGTTTTAAATTACCGGACACTCTACGATCTTAAGTGGGGCGTTGCCCCTGCATGGGATTGGATCCCACCTTATGACCCACGTAAGAAATACGAAGAAGACCTCTTTAAGGTCCTCCGAGAGTGCTTGGGATGCACTCAGCTAGAAGTCGAATAGACTCTAGTTAACGAGGCTGGGAAACCAGTCTCCCCCGG